AGGGCCTGTATCTCCTGTTGATCCTGTAGGTCCAGTGTCGCCTGTGGCTCCTGTTGGTCCTGTAAGGCCAGTTGCGCCAGTCGGTCCCGTAGGACCTGTGTCTCCTGTAGAACCTGTAGCCCCTGTTGGACCAGTTGGACCAGTACTACCAGTAGGACCGGTAGGCCCTGTATCACCTGTTGCACCCGTTGCTCCTGTCGCACCTGTGGGACCTGTTGCACCTGTGGCACCGGTAGGTCCTGTTGGACCTGTAGCACCGGTAGGACCTGTAGGTCCTGTACCACCAGGAACACCTTGTGGTCCTTGATCTGATGAAAAAGTTACACCAACCTGTGGTGTGATTTGTTCTACAACAATTACGGTCTCTGACATTATTGGGTCACAGCTCCCGTCACTATAAATTTACCTTCTAAAATTCTTGTTACTACTGAGCCACTAGTTAATACTAGATCGTAAACATATCTACTTGCCCCTATTGCACCAGTAGTAGTTGCATTAAGATTTACGGTTACAGATCCTGCAATACCACCTAGAGTTATTCTGCCATTCGCTGTGGTTGCTACAACCGTAGTCGTTGATGCGCCAACAAACGGGCGAACTGTCATAGTCGCTGTATAGCCCGTTAGATCCCAAGGTGTTGAACCATTCTTGATAGTGAATATAAAATTAAATGTGGTTGCCTGTTCGCAAACTAGATTATATTTAGCACTCAAGTTGAGATCGCTCTCAGTGCTTGAGCAGCAGGTAGTCCAGTAGTTGATGCTAGGAAGTTACAGACACCATTAAAATCTAGGAACTCTGCTTTGTTTGATAGGCCAGCAATCTCATTAAGAACACCGACAGTATCGGTTAGTGTTAATGTTACTGATCTTTGTGCAGCCCACTGACGAGCAGCGAGTGCTTGATCTACTAGATTGCCAACAGTTCTATAAGTGCCACCATTGGCTAGACGATTTAACTCATCGTTAAGAGTTGTACCTGCTACACCTAATGTCACTTAGTTCTCCCTACTTCTTTTTCTTTTTAGCTACTGCGGCGTTATCAACTAGATTTGGATAAGGTCTTCCGGCAGCTTTGGCCCTTGCCTTTGCAGCACTCTTCTGTGCTGGTGTTAATTTCTTTGATGTCTTCTTCGGATTCTTTGTGTCCCAAAATGCTTTTTTCCTTTTCATCGGCAACTACAATCCCAAGCCCGTAAGGACTTGTTTATTCTAGAGTTTGGATCTCTTGCTGTCTTAGCAGAGGTTAACTTTGATTTCATTCCACACATACGACCACAAAAAGATTTACGTCTAGCAGCAGACTTAGGTGATCTCTTAGCCTCAGCCTTTTTTACTGGTGCTTTTAGATTCATACCTTGTGCTCTGGCAGAGGCACGACCCTTAGCGTTCAATCCGCCTTTAGGATTCTTACCTTCTTTTCGTTGCCAAGCTGGACTCTTTGCCATAATCTCCGTACTTTCCTAAGATAGATCTAATAGTCCCGTTCTTATTCAACCGAACTATTAGACCGTCTTTAATTTGAATAGGATTAAAACCATCGTGGCGCTTGTATTTGCCAGATGACATTACTTCTTTTTCTTCTTAGACATTCCTGCTTCTGATAGAGCGATAGCAACTGCTTGCTTCTTAGACTTAACCTTCTTGGCAGACTTGCCAATATTAAGTTCGCCCTTTTTAAACTCTTTCATAACCTTGGCGACTTTCTTAGCGCCTTTAGTTTTCTTCATTGCTGAGGTGCTTCTTTACCAGGAGCGCCAGTTTCAATATCATCGTATGTTGCATATCCGCAACCGCAAGTGGCGCACATTACTTCTTCTTGCCCATCTTCTTCATAACCATTTTCTTGTCAGACTTCTTAGCCTTCTTACCCTTAGCACCTTTTTCAAGAGCCTTGTAAGAGTTCATTTTCATATTTGGCATTTTTTACCCCTTATATTTTAGGTTGATTCCGTCAAAGGCTTTGCCAGCTTTGTCGGAAAGTTTGAGTGCTGCATCTATATCTTTGGTTCTAGTAGATCTAGGTTCTACGCCTTGCTTTAGTGCTGAGTAATAGGACTTTAATTCTTTCTCATCCTTATTAACTTTGTCTTGATCCCAACCAGTCTTAGTGGGATTGACTCCCATAAACATTGGCATATTGGATTGCATACATTCACCATATGACTCGTGGTCTTGGGTCTTACAACTTTGTGTACAGTTACTCATATGTTAGTTAGATAATCTGAGTAGCCAGCATCAATAAGAATCTGTGCCACTTCATCAGATACATCGTACTCGTGTCCACCAAGATAATAGTAGTCAGCATCAGCTAGTGTGTCTTGATCTGGTGACATACTAGTAGTAACTGTTGTACCGTTAATAATAAAAGTTAAACCTCTTGGAACATCTGTAAGATAAGGTTGTGAACCAGTGAGACTTCCACCTGATAATGGTCTACCTGCTAAACGAGCATAGTCAGATGTTGGATCTACTATCCAGGTTTGGTTTTCCCAAGGTGTCTGTAAGTGGTAAGTCATAGTTCCTTTCTAGTGATGAAGGGCGGTTTGACCCGCCCTCCACCGAATCGCATTTGTTAGCCTGCTGAAGCAGATGTCTCAATACGATATAGCGCTGCTTCTCGGAGTCTTGCGAATCCACCGAAGTAGTACCAACCAATTGTACGGAAACGGCGCAGAGCATCAATCTCTGGTCCGATTACGGTATTGATATCTTGACCCATAGCTTCTGCTAGAGCCTCACGACCTGCAACAACCGCCTTGTAGACGTTTACTGCTGGTGAGTTTGTGTTCACTGCGAATGGAACACGAGGTGTTTCAACAACGAAAGCACCTTCAATTACACCTACTGAGCCAGGGATAATTGTCTTTGACACATTGTCTGTGTACTTAACAATATCTTGGAATCCTCCGGTGCCTGATTCGGCACGAAGGTCGGCTGCTTGACGTGGGTGTAGATATGCTGCGTACAACTCACCTAGACGAGGCAGAGCCTTGTTGGTGCGTAGTTCTGTAACAGCGTTACGAATATCAGCAACAGAGATTGTATCTGCTGCATCAATTGTATTAGTTGTTGTAGCGTTTCCACCGTAAATTACGTTGGTTCCACCAGTTAGAACTGCGGCTACTACAGCATCAATAGAGTCTGCAGCGTTGTATGCAATGATGTCAGCAAGAGCTGCATCTACATCGTTGAAAGAAGTTAGGTTTAACTTCTTAGTTGTTGTTACGGCTGAACCGTACTCGTTAAGTGTTACTGTAACCTGTGATGGGTTACCAAGAGCAATTGAGGAAACATCGGAAGTTTCTGTCAGTGTAGAAGTAGCTGCTGCTAAGTCAGAATAGATTGAGAATACAACTGATGATCCTGGCATTGCCTGTTGTACTGGCTTGACATCTGCCAAGGCTCGCATTACTGGAATGGAGCGAAGCGCCATTCTTACGTATTGATCATACGCAGCTTTTACGAGATTGCTGATATCAGCAGTACCGGTGAAACTACCTGTAGGTAGAGCCATTTAGGTATTGCCTTTCGTTAGTAGGATTTAAAGCCCCGACTCCCGAATGACTTGATCTAACTCTTCACGGGTATTAGCGTTCATAAGTCTTTGATATACATCAGTACTGCGATCTGGTGTCATACCAGCCTCAGTTGCTGCACTCATTTTCTTATACGCTGCCGCTTGAGCAGGATCTACATTAGGTTGCTGGGGTGTTTCGGTTTGAAGTCCAAACACATCTGCGTTTGTTTCAAGCCATTTTGATACAGACTCCTCAGTTGGGTCTATATCCTGTGGGATAAATGAAGCGATCTTCTGATTTACCCCACGACTTGCAAGGGTGTCTTTGATTGCTCGTTCTCTTTGCGCTTTATTTAAAGACTCAAAGTTAGCTTTAAGATCTGCCAACTCTTTATCTTTTTGCTTATTAGCCTTGCGTAGTTGTTTAACGAGATCATTGCTTAACGATTCAGTTGTTGTATCTGCATCGTCATCATCCTCGTAGTCGTAGTTGGACATAGTCCATCTCCCATTCGTTGTAGTTATCGCAGGCCTCATACAGTTCGGGGATCTCTGTATGGCTCCTACTACTGGTCTTGTTATCTCTCTGTCAGGCCAGTCGTTCTGACAGCAGGCTTAGTTAAAAGGAGCCGGCTCGTTCTCTGCCTAGCGCTCCACTGGTTATACCAGTCTGTCCAGCAAATTCTGCTTGCTCTAATCCAATAATCTTCTTACGTTTTCTTTGAGCATCTGTTTGTCCTGGAAGATTAAATACCTCTTCCTCAGCTAATGTCTGTGTATAAGGTTGTTGTTGATAGATGGAAGCAAGTTGTGAACCTCGCTCTAATCCACCACCGATAGCACCAAATCCTGCTCTAGCACTTTCTGCAGTTACTCCATAGCGAGCAAGTTCTTCTGCCCTACCTACAGTTGCGCCTAACTTAGCACCAAGTGCTGCGCCACCAATCTCTGCTGCAGTTATCTTCTTCTTAATATCTGCTAATCCTTTAGATGGATCTAGAGTATAGGCAAGGATCTCGCCATTAGTAATATCAGGATAGAATTGCTTTAACGCTGTAGTCACCTCAGGTGCTGCGTTAAGAACTCTTTGTTGTGCAAGAACTACTCTATCTTCTAGTTCAGTAGGAGATACATCTCCAGCAATAAACTTCTCAAATCCTGCTTGGCGACCCATATCATCTTTAGTGTAATAAGATGCAGGTAATCCATAGTTACGCATAATACTCTGGTAACCATCTTCCAAACTAAGATACTCTGCTTCTGACAAAGCTCTTAGACCACTAGCAAGGCGTTGAGCATTAGCAGCAAAACGCTTCTTATAGGCATCTGTTTGACGTAATGCTAATGTTAACTCTGCCTCAGATGGACCTGAGACTATCAAACCCTTTAATGGTTCTACTAAAGAACCTAATCCATATTGATTAAACTCTGCTAATAAAAGATCGTAAGCAGATTGACCTGCTCTGCGCTTCTTTTCTGCCTCGGCTGAAGCCGCTTGTTGTGCTAAATATTCCTCGGAAGCAGATCTTGAGGAACCGCCCCCACCACCGCCACCGCCTGGAAGTTTGGCAACCTTTGCTGCGGTAGCAGCATTAACTGCGGCACCGCCACCCTCAGCAACTGCTGCGGCGTATTCAGCATCTGTTAAATTTGCTTGTGGATTATAAGAATCTCCATAGTAACCAGAAGCATTGATACCACCTCTTGCCTCAATCTCAGCCTTGGTTGCTACACCAGCAGCTATCGCTGCGGCTTCTTGTGCGGGATTACGAACAAATGCCATAGTTACGCCTGAAATCCAAAGTCCCTAAGGACTTTAAGTGCGACATTGGAAACATCCCTCTTTGCGTTGTCTGTATATTGCCAGCGATAATCTTTACGTAAGGCTTTTTCAAAGTCATAGATGGTTGTTTCCTTATCTGGTCCAAATGCCAATCGTAATGTTGGATCCTTTAGATCAATTGATTCAGGGTTTAGTTCTAGCACTGAGGCCATAAGATTTTTATAAGGAGCATATACTGTTTCCAAATCTACACCCTCATTAAGTAGTTTCTTAACATTATCAGGCATACCGTTAGCAGCAATAGATCTGATTTGATTTTGTATAACCTTTAGATCTGTGCCATCTTGTACTTGTTTCGTAAAGTTGTTAATCTGATCTTGTCCAAGAGTTATACCATTAGCTCTAGCAGTACCTAATATAGACTGACTAGTTATTGCAGACTTGTCTGCCTTCTTTTTAGAATACTCTGGAAGTTTAGCAACTTCAGTTTTTAGGAATTGATCTCTATTTATACCACCAGTGGTAATGCCATTAACAGTTCTAGATGGATTCTTTCTCTCAGCATCATTTAATATCTTACGATACTTTTGTAATTCAGCACTTGTTGCATCTCTACCTAATTCAGATCTAAACGCAGCATTAACATAAGCATCAGCCTGAGTAGGATTAGATATGGTTGCAGTAGGACCACCAACACCAGTACCGCCAATACCGCCACTAGTTTTAAAATCAATTGCAATACGCTTTAAAGCCTCTATACGATTTGGAAAAGTTATGCCATACGACTCATACTTTCCAATTTCAGTATCAGCTTTATCAAGAGCTGCATCAATTGCGCCAGCTCTAAATATTCCATCAACTGGACCTTTATAATAATTAGCATCTTTAAGTGCTTGTTGTAGTATTTTAGTCTTTTCAACATTGCCTATATAATCTGAAGCAAAAGCAATTCTATCTTGGGTTAATGCTGACTCTACTGGAGTTGGTGTGGCAGTAACATTTGTATCACCAGTTCCACTTACGGGCTGATCAGGTCCTACTGGACCAGTAACGCCAGGTGTTGGTCTTCCACCTTTTGCTCGTAATTGAGTTTCAAGGTTTTTAATTGCAGAAGTTATAGCCTCTGGAACAGGAGCGTTTTGTCTTGTATAAGCATTTCTTTGGACATATAAAGGATTGAGTTGTGCCTCAATACTAGATGTTTCTTTTGATGCTTTAGATTTAGCTTTAGTAGATTGCTCTGCTTCATACCTAGCAGTTGCTGCGGTCTCAGCATCAGTAATTGCTTTCTGCAAACTATCTTGTTTAGCCTCAGCAGCCCTAAAATTTGCTAATGCTGCTGGAAAATCTTTACTGCTAGGAGATAGACTTTCATAATAGAATTTAGCCTGATTAAAGGTCTTTAAATTAGCTGTTGCTGATGCTCTTGCATTAACTACATCAGACTGGTTACTAAGGTATCTATTTAAAGATGCAGATCTTTTAGTTGCCATTAATTAGTATTCCCTTTTAATCATCTAGTAACCCACCGAACAGTGAGTCGTAAGCTTGTAAAGTGTTTTCGTTATACAAAGACAATTGTCTCATTGTTACAATTGTTCTTTCCTTTAAGCTCTTCTGTAAGTCTCTAGGGACTCCAGCAGCCTCGTATCTATCTTTTTGTGCTTTATAGGTTAGATAAGTATTTAACATAACCTTTAAGGCATCAAAAGTTTTTGGACTTGCAGCCCTAACAGAATTATCCTTTAACATAAGTTCTAAGTCGTTAAGGGCATTAATTCTATCAATGGCTATTTGGCTACCTTTAGATAGGTACTCAGCAACCATAGGATGACCAGCAAAGAATAAATCTTTCCACTGATTAAACTCTTTACGTAATCTAGAACGCTCATAATCTGTACGATAACGCTCTAATGAAGTTTCGTATTCATTCTTACGCTCATAATAGGTTTGAACATCGGCTGCAGTTTGAACCTTTTTTAAATGTTCATCTACGCTTAAGTTCTTTCTCAAGCCCATATCGGTCATAGTCTTATAAGCATCCCAAGAGAATCCACTCTTGTTAGGTATAAGGAAAGTCGCACCTTGTTTATATTTTTTAAACAGTTCTTGATTCTGCTCTACGAAGTTTCCTGACTCTTCAGCATAATCAAATTTGGCTACAGTTTTTCTTTCTGATTCAGAGATTGTAAATGGAATTTGATCTGGGTATAACTCTACCCATTTCTTCATAGCGCCTTCGTAGTCGCCACCATATTCATCTCTAAGATCATTCCAAACTTGTTTAAAGTTTGCCCGACCTGAGTCTCGCATCCATTCTGCCATATCAGATTTTAACTGAACCTGTGGTGATGCTGGGGCAAAGAATCCAAATGCAAATCGCATACCTAGAATACTCATAGTTGTTTGCTTAATTCTTATTCTGTATTCTTCTAACTCAGACTCTGGTGGAGGTATTAATTCTCCAGTAATAGGATCTTCTTTTGCTTTAGGACTATATCCTGCAGCCTCTAAGTAGGTTACTGCTTTGCGGTGAGCACTAGCATACTGACCATCTCGGTCATCCTTATTCATAGCACTGTATAAACGATTAATATGTGCTGGTAAGAATGATGAAAGAATAGGTTGATCTACCGCATACTTACCAAGAGCGTATCTTGTTATAGTATCTGCAGCACCTGGTGACCAAATATTAACTAAAGACTCTAATGCTCTTATACTGATACCAGCAACTGGACCAGCAAAGGTAGGTACCAAAGAATCTGGATTTAAAGATGGAGTTAACATCTTTACCTGTGCTCCAAATTGTACAGGGAAAGGAACTTTAAATTCACTACCTAGACCAACTGTAGTTAACATCTTTTGGTATGCGTTATATACAGGAGCAATACCTGGATAAATAAAATACGGTTCGCCTTGATCATCTTCTTGAACGAATCCAGAGTGAGTAATTCCCTCATAAGTTAATGCAGCAACTGCAATTGACTCAGGGTTATAACGCACTGCTCTAGTAATACGGCGATAGAAATCTTCAGTTGCTCTATAGAAACGAGCAAAGTTACGGGAAGAAAAAGCAATTTGAGTTCTAATAAGAGGATTATCTACATAGGCTAATACTTGCCCAATAGCTCTTTCTTCAGCGACTCTTGCTAAATCTCTCTTGGCTAATTCTGTTGCTTCTGTAAACGCTACAGTATTAGGTTTAATATCTTTTGTATAACTCTTGATCCAAGCATCTTCAAAGCCAGACTTACGCATTTGCTTACGAATAGTTAATAGCTCGTTTATAGCAATTGGTTGTCTTGAGATACGGGCGTTAGATGAGCCTAACCAGCGCCATCCATTTTCCATAAATGATGCAGCGAAATTTCCAGTATTAGTTACTGGTACTAATGTAGGCCCAACAACTGTTCTAGGTGTTAAATTATAATTTGTTGGTAGATCATCTAAAGATATCTGACCTGATACTTTATATCCTGGCTTGTTGCCGGTTAAAGCAACTTCATTTACATCAAGAGTTCTTACCTTATTCAATAGATCAGTATTAAGTTGTTTTGTTCCATTAGGAAGATCTATTCTGGTTTCAAAGATTCTTCTAGTACGATCATAAACCATTCTAGCGTGTTCTTCTTTAGATATATTTCTAGCCTTGAGAATAGAATCATCTACTAGTTTAGGATTCTTCTTTAAAGCATTAAGAATTTGAGCGACTGCCTCAGCCTCATCATCTAGGTACGCTACTGCCAATGAACCAAGTTCATCATTTGAAGCATAAGAGATACGCAATAACCAAGTGACTAATGAACTCTCATTAGTAGGATCAATAGCAACATCTTCAAATCCTCTACCAGCAGCTCTGCTGTATAGGGCCTTAGGAGCAATTAACTTTAACTGCTCTGACCTTACCCCGTGATTACGAGTAAACTCTACGGCATCGGTTAGGAAACTTGCACCAGTAGCAAAGTTTAATCCACCTTCAGAAACTACAGATAGTAGATTCTCTAAATCTCCATAGACTATTTGCTCAGTTAGGAAATCAACTCCTTCTTGGTTTAAAGGTTTCATACCAAGAGATTGACGAAATCTATTTAGACGACCCTGTGTTAAGGCTTTAGCCATAATAACACGAGTTTCTTTAACTAAATCTGTTTTTTGTTTTCCTTCAAGTTTAGCAATTTTAATTTTTAAAGCTGTAATTTGTTTTGGATTTGTAGACTTTTCAATAACTGCTTGTATTTTTTTAGTTGACTCTTTAGTTGCAACTATCTTTTTATCAAGATCTGATATCTCTTTTGCTAAAGCAGCAGATTCTTTTTTATTAACGGTACGCATAACCATACCTAATGGGCTATTAGCAAGTTCCTCAAGGCCAAAGCCTTCAGTTTGTTTAAGACCAGTCAATACTCTAGTAGTTAATCTACGACTTGATACAAGTCCCCAAGGAGTCTCACCGATAGCAAGGTTAACCATTAGATCTTCAATAGAGTTACGGATAGCGTAACGAGGACCAGCTAAGGTTAAGAATGACCAGCCAGTAACCATCTTCTCTAAGAAGGCATCATTAGCTGGAATACCAATTAACTTCTGTCCAAGAGTACTACGAGCACTTGCTCGGTCTAGGTCAACTAGATTAGGTACATAAACAGTATTATTAAAATCTGAAGCATAAGCACCAACATCAGACATCGGGCCATCTACTAGATCGTACTGTCTTTTAGTCTTACCAACCATTGTATTTTTAATCTTCTGGGTTGGCTTAGTGGCATCATAACCACGAATGTTAGCAATGTTGTCCCATAGACCGTAAAAAAAATCTTTTCTTTGACCAGTATCTTCTATACCTTTAAATACCTCTGCTGCTAATTTAGATTCTCTTTGAGGTAAGGCAAGACGAGCAAGGCGATAAATTGATTGTGCTGCATCTGGTGCAGTAACATCAAACTCACTATTCTTAAACATTGGAAGAACAGTGAAGCGTTGCTTCATACGATCAATACGAACAGATATTGAATCCGTAGAGAACCTAAAGATACTAACACCTTTAGTCTTTTTTATATCTCCTATATATTCTAAATTCTGTTCTACGCCATCTTTGATAGCTTTAATAATACCAACATCGGTTGCTTCCTCACCAAAGAATGATGCGTTTATTAACTCTGGTCCAACCGCATCTATATTAAATACTTTATTAGTTGTAGTCAAAACTGCTACTCTAGCCTTACGGCCTGCCGTCATACGAGGTGCAATAACTCTTCTTCTAGCACCACCATTTTTAATAAGGGTCTCTAGATCTTTAGCGTTGTCAAAGAAAGCCCTAGCAGTAAGTACATCCTCTACGCCAGATTTATTAAGAGTCTTGATTACTTCATCACCAAACTCAGGAGCTAGTCTAGCTAACTCTTTATTGATAGCAACCTTTTCAATTGGATTGGTTGCCTCTTTATATGACTTTAATTTAGCACCGTAATCATTCCAGAAATTAATAGTTTTAGTTTGATTAAAGTATTTATTAAAAGCAACGCCATCTTTTGCTGCACTACCAACTATTACCTCTAAAGAATATTTGCTAACATCGTAAGCCTTTTTAACTTTACCACCAAGAATTAGTGGATCGGCAATTACTCGGTAGGCTGCATCAACAGCGCCTGATATAGCCTTATATGCAAAACCATTTTCTTCTAAAGACTTAGGTAATAGAAAATTAGCAAATTGTCTACCAGGAGAATACTTTGCTCTATTTACTGCATCAATAGTATCTTGAAATAAATCTTGTTCTTCTTGTGTGCCAGCTTTTTCAGATACTAATTTAACATATTTTATTTGTCCTGGTGTAGCCTCTTTTAAAATTTTACCTTGATCTTCACCAGCAGCAAAACGCATAGCAATAGCGACTGCATCATTACCATATTTAAGGCGAGCATCATCAATACGACCAGAATTAAACTTCTTATCACCCTTATCGTTTGCTTCATCCCAAGCCTCTTCAAGACTTAAGTTTTCTGTTGCGGCAATAGCACCAGTACGATATAGACGGGTAGTAAAATCAGATACGTTTTGTAGACCAGCAAGACCTAGGCCTAAGCCTTTAACTACTTGACCGCCGGTATAATGCCAAGCAGTACCTAGTGGACTGCGTTTTGGCGCAACAACTGGATCTTCATTACCAAAAGTTTGTGGCAAGGATGCTTGTTGTGCAGGAGTTAATTTAGCGGCTTGTTCTTTAGCTAGATCAGGTGGAAGATTACTAAGATTTTTATGAGTAGTTAATGCTTTCTGATAAGCCTCTATCTTCTTTCTATCCTGCTCAGCCAATTGAGCAGCAATAGCTGCTGCGTTCAAATTCTGGGCCATTAATTACCTCTAGAGAGAGCATCCTGATACAGTATTACTATCTCACCTGTATTATCAAATGGGATCATCTCAACCAAAATATCTGATAATTTTCTTTGTGCAAACTGTGATTGCATCATTAATGCTGATGATGTTGGACCTTCGCCCATATCAATACCTGCTGTAACTGGTTCATCTCTACGTTCTGATGGTGCAAATAATGGAGTTACTGGAGCCTGTGCTACTGGATTAGATGGTCTGCCACCTACGTTATCTGCAATGCCACGAGTAGTTGCTTTAGGTGCTGCAGTATTAAGCATTGCAGTCTCTTGTCCTTCACCGTATGAAGTTGATCCTAAAGCCATATCTGTTCTCTTGGAGAATTTACCAGGACCTGATGCTCCTGCTAATGGGCCTCTTGCCATTATTCCTCCTTTAAAGTTTCTAAATCTTGTGCGAAGTCTTGCCAGACTTTCGTCTCATAAGTTTTTTGGTTTGAATGATAGATAGCTAATTGGTGCAGATCATCTGCAAGTGCTTCTATCACTGATGTTAAGTTTAAAAAGAATCCTGATACTATTACTAAATAATCAGACAAGCGCACTGGGCGATTAAGATTATTATCTTGGTTCACCCAGTGCTCCTATCACTAAATAATTTAACCCTTTTTTGCTGATGGGCCTTTACGACCTGCTGGTGTGTATCCGAAGAATACTTTTCCAGTTGTTGGTGCTGGTGCGTTCTTTGGCTCTACAGGCTTTGCTTCAACTGCCTTAGCTCTTGATCCTTTGTTCATTTATTCACCTCCCTTATTATGCTGCGCCGCCGATAGAGGCGAGTAATTGTGCGATATCTGGTTGAGGTTGACCAGCAGCAGGGGCCTCTCCGCTTTGTTGTTCTGGAGTTGGCTGCGAGGCAGGAACGGGGGCCGCTCCTGCTACTGGAACTTGTTGTTCAGGCATCATTGGTGCAGGAGCCACTGGCTCCGGTGCAAATGCCTTAGCAATAATCGTTTCTAGTTGTAATCCTTTTTGTCTGCCCGCAATGACATCAGCGATCCTAGTAATAACTTGAGATGGGTCTTGACCCTGCGAGGCAAGCATTGGTATAGCTTGAGCATACTGGGCAACAGCAACACGAAGAGAATCACGCATTTCTTCAATGTCCACCCTTTGTTCTTCTTGTGTGACATTTAACTCCATAGGGATTTCTCGGCGAACATAATCTCTTGAGACTAACTTATCGCTACGCATTTGTAGTAATGCAATGATGGCTCGGTTAGGATCCATACCAGACATAATGCCGTAACGTACATCTACACCATACTCGCCTTTAATATCACGAGATGGAATATATTTAAGTGTATAAGGTGTACCGTCATCGGTTCCCTTAATTTGTTTAGTTACATTACCAAAGATCTTCTCATCTACTTCAAAGCATAGAGATACCATCTCAGTAAACAAGCGAGCAAACTGTGCTTGCGCTGCTTTAACCTGTGTATCAAAGCCAGCCTGTAGTGCTTGTACACCACGACCAGTTACAACAGAGGCATCAATATTACCTGAGCGAGTTTCAGGATAACGAGCACCCATACGAAGTTCACGCTCTAATACACCAGACTCTGTAAATACACCTGCTGGTAGTTCTAGTGGAACTCTACGAATACCTTGTGGATTAGCAGAACGCATAATCGCATCTGGTCCAAGTGCAAGTTCTTGTACATCTTGTGGAATAGCAATAGGTGCTTGAATAGATTTCTCAGCAGCTTGAATCTGCAATACTGCAAAGCGAGCACGGGCTAACTGAACAGATAGGATGTCATCAAACTGACCACGAGCCTCACCATCTAATGATGATCTCATTGCTACATTTGCTAGACACTTACCTACTGGGTTAGGTACATTAGCTAATATTAAATTCTGACGTTCTGGTAGGAATATTAAGTCTTGATCTTTGTCGTGATAGCGAACCAAAGATACTGATGGGGAACCCTGTTGCCATCTATTGTGTGGCATAATCTGGGTAGCGTACTCTGGGTACTGCGCTGCTAAAGTCTCAGCATCGGTAGTAACAACCTGTACCAAAGATACAGTTCTACCAAAGCGATCCATCTCAGGATAAACACCAAAAGGATTTAGTAAACGAATACGAGGATTGTTTGTCTCGTAATCCATTTCAATCATTGCTGGCAACATACCGTAGGTATTAAACCAGTCAGCACCCTGATACATCTGGATCTGTAGATCAGATGAGGTTACATAATAATTAGCAATACGAGTTCTCATATCAGCAGCACGGCGCTGTGTATCAGATACCATATTGGTTGCAGAGCAGTTAAAGGATGGCAGTGGTGCCATTACCTCTGCTAGGTCACGGGCAGCTACATCTACGAAGTTAGCAACTAGTGGCTTTGGATAATCCTCGGAAAACATAGATGGATATACTTTTGATATATCACCTTGGCGCACAGATAGAACATCACGCATCCGTTGATCACGGGCTGCATATCTAGTCTGTATACGAGCCGCCTTAGCGACTACCTCTTTTGGTGTTAACAATTATTTATCCTTACTAAGGTTGATTACTTTCCGCCCATAATTTTCTTTTCGGCAGCTTTAACTTTCCTAGCAACAGTTCTATTAACTACAGCCTCACCACGAACAGCAGTTCTACCACGTTCTGCTTGAATAGTTTTTTGTACAATAGGAATTAATTTTTGTTGTAACTTAGAATATTGAGCTGATGAAAGATTTAAATCTTTTAGACCTTTGTTTACATAAGATCTTGCTGCTGCAGATACAGCACCTGAGGATGCTCTATTGCTTGCTCTAAATGATCTTACCTTTTCGCTTTCGCCTCTTGCCATTATATCTCCTTAGTTAGATGAATGTTTTATCTTTTTGTAGTAGTAGTTCGTCTATGTTTATAACCATACGTTTAGATTTTTCTCTATTGGATAGGAACGGATTCTTCATATGGTGGTGTTGGTACTGACCGTAGTTGATCATCTCTCTTGCCCTGATCTCGCAGAACCAAAGCGCCATCACCATATCGGTCTTACCCTTAGTGGCAGGTGACCAAGTTATCAACTGCTCTATAAGAGCCTTGACATTCTCGGTTTGATCACTAGGCAAATGAATCAGATTATCTCTGTGGTGTTTGCCATCGTGCTGCTTTGTTCCAAACAGTGTAGACATAGAGGCCACACCGAATCCTGAGTCCCACTTGTTATTACCTGTGTGGTGTTCCTTTAGAACAACTCCACGAGTTGCAAGATGTTGGCGTATACCCTCATCCTGCGTTAGGAAAGATTGGAAAGCGTTACGCTCTACGATCCATTCGCTAGGCTTGTATAGCTCAGTCCAGTCAAATATTAACTGGCGGATCTGCGCTGGAGTCGGCCTTGTAATCTTGATAGCATCAACAATGAAACGCTTATTGGTAGAACGATCAACAGCATAACAAATAGCAGCAGTGTCCCCAACCATTGCAGGGTCCAAACCACAAATATAAGTAAAGCCTTGAGTATCTTTAGGATGACCTGGATAGCCTGGATTTAAACCACCACTCTTTCGCATACCATCAATAGATCCTCTAACACATACTGGATCAAAGACTGCATCATCTGATATATCTTGTTGCTGATAGATGAGCGCCCAAGTTGAGGCATCCATAGATTGACGTTCGTTAAATAAATTTCTACCAGACCAGCGAGGATATAGACCTTCCTCATTCTTGTCTGTTTCCTCTTGCCCATCAAAGGGTTGATCAGAGGCAGGCCATAAGGTAACCCACTTATCGGGATCCTCATTAGCATCTAATAATGCTGGCATTGCTAGATAGGTCCAAGGTACTAGGCCACCAGGATATCTATCAGGGTTGCGTAACTCTTTGTATAGATCTACAGAGGCTACACGGGTACCAATAATAATTAACTTGCCGGTAGGGTTAAGACGAGATCTAACATCCTGTGTTAACCACTTGATCTGCCGTTCAAAGTCATTGGCATTAGATAAAGTAACAGCATCATCTACTATGATCATATCTGCTCGTTTACCGTAGATCTGACCGCCAATACCAACTGCTTCTATATTGGGATCCTTCTCACTGGATTCACGCAATTCATCCCCGAAGGTAACACGGGTCGCTTGCCAGGAGGCGCTCTTAGATTTGAACCCTACGCCAGCAGCGTATGCTGCTTGTAGGTCCTCGTACATCGGGTGAGTCAGTCGTTGCTTGATGGCGTAGAGAAAGTCACCAGCTAATCGCTGGGTCTGTGAAACTATTAAAACTCTAAAGTTTGGGTTCTGACATAGTAGCCAGGTTACGTAGTCAACTGTAATGGTAATTGACTTGGCGTGGTTAGGAGGTATGTTTAAAAGTATGCGGTTGTTATTTAGACCCTTCTCATACTTCATATTAGGATGAAGCCAGCCTGGGTCATTACCCTCTATTACATCAACTAGATTTTGTTGATGGGGGAAGGTTGCGTTATGAAGGAAGCGTTGTCTAAATTCTGCAAAGGTAAGATCGTGAACATCACTAGAGGCAAAGGATTTATCTCTTAGACCTAACCTAGTTCTATCCATCTTATCTGCGAAGAC